ACAATCAGGATCTGGCGGTCAAAAACTCCAAACTCTTATAGGTAATTATAATTACTACATGCAAATGATTAGGGATGCAACTGGTCTTAACGAGGCTAGAGATGGAAGTACGCCTGACAAAAACGCTTTAGTTGGGGTTCAAAAGTTAGCCGCTGCTAATTCTAACACTGCAACAAGACACATATTACAGTCTGGTTTGTTTTTAACATCACAAGTAGCAGAGTGTTTGTCACTTAGAATATCTGACATTATTGAGTACTCACCAACAAGAGATGCTTTTATACAACAAATAGGTGCTCACAACGTTGCCACTTTAGATGAGATGTCAAATTTACACTTATATGATTTTGGTGTATTTATAGAGTTAATGCCAGATGAAGAAGAAAAAAGTTTATTAGAAAATAATATACAAGTCGCTTTAGCACAACAAACCATAAACCTTGAAGATGCTATTGACATTAGAGAAATTAGAACTTTAAAATTAGCAAATCAGCTTTTAAAACTTAGAAGATATAAAAAAGAAGAAAGAGACCAAGAGATACAACAAGCTAACATTGAAGCTCAAGCGCAAGCAAATGCCCAGGGACAACAAGCAGCGGCTCAAATGGAAATGCAAAAAAACTTGGCTATAACAGAGCAAAAATCATCTTTAGCTCAAATGCAAATGCAATTAGATCTTGCTAAAATGCAAGCTGAGGGAGCTCTTAAAAAAGAGTTGATGGAGCAAGAGTTTAGTTACAACATGCAACTTAGAAAAATAGATAACGAAACTGTTAACAACAAAGAAAAAACAAAAGAAGATCGCAAAGACGAAAGAACAAAAATTCAAGCAACTCAACAAAGTGAGATGATTGATCAAAGAAATAATCAAAAACCACCTAAAAACTTTGAGTCCGCAGGTAATGATAGTATAGGCGGTGGATTTGATTTGGGTGCATTTGACCCTAGCTAACAATTATTAACTATTATTATATTATATTATGGAAGAAAAAAATGAAAAAGTAACCGAAGAGGTTGTAAAAGTAGATGTATCTAAAGCTGAAGCTAAAGATAATATCACAAAAATAGATTTAAACAAACCAATTGAACCAAAACAAGAAGATGAAATTAAAAAAAATAACCCTGACAACGAGGGAGTGGTTGGAGTCGATGAAGATGCCAACACCACACAAGAACAAAAAGAAGTACCAGAGAAAACCGAAGCACAAGAAGATGAACCAGTATTAGAAGAAGTAACTGATGAAGAAATTAAAGACGAGGCTGAAGAATTAGCCGAAGAACTTATTGATGCTAGTATAGAAAAACAAGAAGCCGGCAAGCCTTTACCTGAAAATTTAAAAAAAGTTTTAGACTTCATGGATGAAACTGGTGGTACATTAGAAGACTACGTTAATCTTAATCAAGATTTTTCTAGCTTTGATGATATGACAATACTTAAAGAGTATTACAAAAAAACAAAATCTCACCTAACAACAGATGAAATTGATTTTTTAATTGATGATTCATTTTCTTATGATGAAGATGTTGATGAGGAAAGAGATGTTAAAAAGAAAAAAATAGCGTTAAAAGAGCAAGTTGCCAACGCTAAAAGCCATCTAGACGGGCAAAAGTCTAAATACTACGAAGAAATTAAAGCTGGGTCAAAGTTGACCAACGAACAACAAAAAGCTGTAAATTTCTTTGATAGATACAACAAGGAGTCAAAAGAAAACGAAGCGGTTCTTGAAAAACAAACAAGTACTTTTAAAATGAAAACTAACAATGTATTTAACAAAGACTTTAAAGGCTTTGATTACAATGTTGGAGAAAAAAATTACAGGTTTAACATTAAAGACCCTAATAAAGTAAAAGAAAATCAAAGCGACATTAATAATTTTGTCAAAAAGTTTTTGAACAAAAATAATGAAATGTCAAATGCTAAAGACTATCATAAATCTTTATTTACCGCTAGTAATCCTGATGCTATTGCAAAACATTTTTACAATCAAGGTAAGGCAGATGCTTTAAAAACAAGCGTTGCTAAAGCTAAGAACGTAGACATGAGCCCTAGGCAACAACACGGAGTTGTTGAAGCTGGAGGTGTAAAAGTAAGAGCAATGGGTCAAAATTCTAATGACTTTAAGTTTAAAATTAAAAACAAATAATAAATTATAAATTTAAAAAAACAAAATTATGGCAATTACAGGAGGAAGTAATTTGAACAAAGTAGCGGCTTCACAGCAACAAACGCTATCTTCAAATTATATCGATTTTACAAGTGAAGACACCGCAGGGTGGGCACAACAATATTTACCAGATCTTATGGAAAAAGAAGCAGAGATTTTCGGAAGCAGAACAATCTCAGGATTTCTTTCACAAGTAGGAGCTGAAGAGGCTATGACAGCTGACCAAGTGGTTTGGTCTGAGCAGTCAAGACTACATTTATCTTACGTTGGGCAAGTAGCTGTTGCTGGAGATGTTAACGGTACGTTTACTGTTGAAACTGACATTGATGGTAACGTATTAACTTCTACTCACGGTATTAGAGTTAACGACATAGTATTAATAGCACAAGCAGGCGTTGTGGTTAAAGCACTAGCTGTTGAAACTCCAAACTCTGCTGTTGTTTCAGTTGAGCCTTATGCTACAGCTGCTTTGTCAACTTTAACTGCTGGTACAGCAACTTTATTAGTTATAGGTTCTGAGTACGGTAAAGGACAAGCTTACACGGATAACACTGGTACGTTTAAATCTGATAAAAGAACGGCTTTAACGCCTACTTTCAAATCATTTACTAACAAACCTATAATCATGAAAGATTACTATGAGATCTCTGGATCTGATGCTTCTTCAATTGGTTGGGTAGAAGTTACTGGTGAAGATGGGCAAAATGGTTACTTATGGTACCTAAAAGCTTCTGGTGATACTAGAGCTCGTTTTGCTGACTACCTAGAAATGACAATGTTAGAAGCTGAAAAAGCTGAACTTACATCTGCAATTGGTTTTGGTGATGACGGTCAAATTAGAGGCGCTGCTGATGCAGGTGTTCAAGCTGGAACTGAAGGTTTATTTGCTGCTATTGAGTCTAGAGGTAATGTTACTTCTGGTGTTACTGGTGTTAACGCTGCAACTGATTTAGCAGAATTTGATGCTATTTTAGCAGAATTTGATAAGCAAGGTGCTATTGAAGAAAACATGATGTTTGTAAATAGAGCTACGTCTCTTGCAATGGACGATATGTTAGCTTCAATGAATTCTTACGGTGCTGGTGGTACTTCTTACGGAGTATTCAACAACTCTGAAGATATGGCATTAAATTTAGGTTTCTCTGGTTTCAGACGTGGATCTTACGATTTCTACAAGTCAGACATGAGGTACTTAAATGACAAAGCTACAAGAGGTGGTATTAATGACAGAGCAGGATCTGCAGCTATCAGAGGAATGATTATTCCAGCTGGTACTTCTACTGTGTATGACCAATCATTAGGTAAAAACCTAAAGAGACCGTTCTTACACGTAAGATACAGAGCTTCTCAAACAGACAACAGAAAAATGAAAACTTGGGTTACTGGATCAGTTGGAGCTACAACTTCAGCTCTTGATGCAATGCAAATTCATTACTTATCTGAAAGATGTTTAGTTACACAAGGTGCTAACAATTTCATGTTAATGAAATAAGCACAAACTATTGAAAGAACCGGGGCTTCGGCCTCGGTCCTTTTATTTTATTAATTTTTATTATATTATATTATGGCAAAAAAACAAACAAAAGCCTCATACCAAGGAGATCCTGGTGATGAGCATATGGAAAAAGTAGCACCGGTTATGGAAACTCCAAAACCAAAAAGAGTAGAGAAAAAAAATTTAACACTAGAAGATGGTTGGGAAGTAAAAGACAGAGTGTATAGATTGAGAGGTGAAAAAAAACCTTTATCAAGATCTATAAGATCTGCTAACATACATTGGTTTGATGAAACACTAGGTTTTGAAAGAGAACTAAAGTATTGTCAAAATCAAAGAACTGTTTTTGTTGACGAAATGAAAGGAGACCAAAGACTAGAGCACGTTATTTTTAGAAACGGTATATTAATCGTAGAAAGAGAAAAAACAATTTTACAAAAATTACTTTCTTTATACCACCCTGATAAAGACGTGTTATTTTACGAAGAAAAACCAGTTGCAGATGCAATAGGTGAAATTGAATACTTAGAAATGGAGATTGAAGCACTGAACGCTGCTAAAAATATTGACATTGATATGGCAGAAGCTATCATGCGAGTTGAGGTTGGTTCTAAGGTATCAGACATGAGCTCTAAGGAACTTAAAAGAGATTTACTATTATATGCTAAAAGAAACCCTGAGTTGTTTTTAGAATTAGTAAATGACGACAATGTTATTCTTAGAAACTTTGGTATTAAAGCAACAGAAATGGGTTTATTAAAATTATCACCTGATCAAAGAACATTTACTTGGGGATCTAATGGTAGAAAATTAATGAACGTACCATTTGATGAGCATCCATATTCAGCTTTAGCCGCTTGGTTTAAAACTGACGAAGGTATGGAGATCTATACAAATATAGAAAAACAATTAAAATAATCAAACTGTAGGAGCGGTTGCTCTTCG